TTCTCCGTCAATCATTCGAATGGTCGGATACAAAATTTCTTTTCCTTCATACTCACTACTTTGTGTAAATATCGTCTTTCCGTCTAAAGTTGGTGTCGAAGGATCTAAAGCTCTCTTTACCCAATCCAACTCTAAAAGGTTTCCAAAGTTATCTTCCATTATTCGCTCTCCACGGTTCGCTGTTCATTGGTTAAGGCCCTTCGATCATCGTCCACAATTAAACCTCGATCATGACTAATTCCTTGCTGATCGTATTTTTCTAAGATCTCTACCAATTCCTCTTTCGATAATTGATCCATGGATTCTTCTGTTTTGTTTTTTAAATCATAAAAGCCAGCGACTCTTCCTCTAGCCACCTCTGCGTTTATCGCCGCTGAATAATGCTTATCACCACGAGCCTCGTCTCGCATTTCTTTGAGCGCTGTTAAATGAGAGGCCATCGATACACCTGAGGTTTCATATAAATCTTGTTTCATCTCGTTAATCGCTTCGACGATATACGGATTGATTCTAGGGTTCAGTAGTTCGTGGGCCGTTTGTCGTGCTCTTCCCACGGAATATCCTGATAAGCGTGCTGCCTCGGCCGCTGATATCTTTCCTGTTAACGTTTGTTGAACGTAATTCGTAACGAATAACATTTGTTTCGGTGTTAACTTTTGTTTGAGTCTTCGATCCTCAGGATTTATTTTTTTAACCATTGTAGTATTCATATTTGCGTTGGCTCCTTGGTACATAATCGTTCATATCATCATCGTCTGCTAATTCCACCAAGTTTCCTTGTCGATATCTTAACAAAGCTAACGTCATGGCGTCAACCATATCGTCATGTTCTCCATAAGGAAATGAAGCGCATTCTTCCATCATTTCAATCGCAAAATCGTCATCGGACCGCCATACGTGGCCCGCTTCAAAGATAGGAGCTACTGTATTAACACGAACATACTTATCTTGTCCACGATTTGGAGAATATGCTGTTGCATGAATACCAGCTCGTCTTAGTTCATGTATCAAGGGCATTCCTGTTGCTTTCGCTTCGATGATAACTAGTTCAGGTTCCCAGTGTCTGAGGTTTTCCATGGCCTTCTTTTTCAATTCTGGAAAATCCCATCGACCTTTTTCAACGTCTAGCAAAATAATGTGAGGTTCATTTCCTTCATCAGGGTAAAAAATACCCCAACTTGCAATGACAGAATAGTCAGCAGTTTCTTTTTTGGAAAATGCAGTGTCGTATGTCTGAATTTTAAAGTAACAGTCAGGAATATGTGGTTTATCCCACACTTTCCACCATTCACGTTTAATGATACTTGTTCCGTCATAGGTAGGATTCTGTTGCCACTGTGCATTCCACTTACTGGGCACAAGAGAAGCTTTCACTTTATCTAATTCATCGAGCTTCCAATACTGTGGCCAAATAGGTTTACGCTTTTCTTCATCATCATCATCTAAGATTGCAGGAAACTCAACCAAATCCCACTTGTCAGCTTTCAAGTCAGACATTTTTTTAATTAATTGTGCAGTAAGATCCTTTTGAGACCATCTCGTCATAACAATAGCAATAGACCCTCCAGGTTGTAGACGCTGTCTTGGTCCTGAAGTGTACCATTCGTAGGCATTGTCCATTGCAGTTTCCGACAACGCATCTTGTTCTGAGTGAGGATCATCAATAATTAATAAATCAGCGCCTCGACCTGTGATTGCTCCACCAACGCCTGCCGCAAAATATTCACCACCGTGATTTGTCTCCCATCTTCCAGCCGCTTGGTTATCAGTTCGCAACGTTACATTAGGAAATATACGTTTGTATTCTTTCGTATTCATTAGGTTACGAATTTTTCTACCAAACCTTACTGCAAGTTCACCTGTGTGTGTTGCTTGAATGATTTTTAGTCGAGGATTAATGCCCATCATCCATGCTGGAAACAAATAACTCGCAAATTCTGATTTTGTATGTCGAGGTGGCATGTTGATTATTAATCTGCAACCTTTTTCCGTAGAAAATTTTTGAAATTTTTCTGATGTTCGTAAATGATGTGGACCTTCAACAAATTCTGGCCAGACTGCTTTGACAAATCGCATGAAATTAGTGCGTGCACCTTCTTGTTCTATCTTCTGTCGAAGAAGAACCATCGCTTTTAATTGTTCTTTGTCTAGATTTTTATAGTCCATACACAAATTTCTTACTATCACTGTATAAATCTTGCAAACCTTTACGTCAACCTATTAATTGTGGGGTGGATTTTTGGGGGGTGGGGGTAATAATTTATAACTTTTTTCGGATTTCTGTCTAAGTACCTAGGGCGTTTCATAATATGAAACATTTATTTGTTGTATAATATGCATTATAGGGCTTACGGACCACGGAAAACGCCTTATTTTTCAACGTTTTTTAAAAATGGACCGTGAACCGTGGACCGTTGTCTATATCTAGTAGGTCATGAATTTAGATGTGTCTTAAATGCACACCACGAAGCCCTAAATTTAACCGTTACCAACGGTTCGAGGTTCGCTTTTGGTAATAAAAAATTATGATCGACAGATCTATACAGAAAAAAAGAGCTTTCTTCTTCTGACCGTTGCAAGATATAAAGATGTTTCATTATCTTACTGTATTTGTGATGAAATGCTTTTTGATGAGGGGATAAAGATTGAAACACATTGCAACGCTTACAAACTTTCGCTTCAACAAAAATTGTTTCCTTATTTTCGTTAAACAAAATTAAATCTGGGAAGCCATTAATCGTAATAGTTTCAATGCGAATTGGGTTAAATTCTTTTAATTTCTCTTTTATTAACTTATAAAAATTTGTTTCACTTTTTGCCATAAATACACCGTGACGAAAACCTCAACCAAAAGGTACTTATATATTTTTTGAAATATATATTTTTAAAAAAAATTTTCAAAAAAGTTGCCAAATTACCTAGTACCATTGAGAAAATAAGACACTTCAAGACACTTCTAAAATTGACAAGTGTACCCACTAAAAGCCAATAAATTCAATATTAATAGCTCAATAAGACAGTAAGACACTTCTTTTTTAATAAAAAAATATTTTTTTTAAAACTTTTTCAAAAATATAATAGTACCGTCTTTCTGTCTTTCCACGATCCACGGACCACTTTTCGAATCCCATGTATGATTTATCATAAATTATCTTAAAACGCTTTCTATGACGCTTAAAACGGAAAAAAAATTTCGAAAATGCCTTAAATTTTACGCTTATAAATTAATTATTTATTTATGATAAATTATGATACAAATAAACAATGATTTATTTCGAATATTCGTATTCAGTAATTTTTGGTCTATGTGTGTTGCGACTTTTGAAAACCACTCTAAAAATGAAAAATTCGAATTAGTAGAAATTTGCTTTTTAAAATTGTGAATAAGTAAAGATAGAAACTTTTTTTGTTTATCTATTAAGGAAAGCTCTTTCTAGGGCTTTCCTCAGTAGATAATTTGGGTGTCTAATCGTAATACTAGTTTAATAGACTTAATGCTTCATTATATCGGTTGTGAACGAAATGAACGCCCAAACCTACTGTTCATCAAAAAACAGATCGGAGAAAAATATCATGAATAAATATGAAATTTATATAAATGATAAATTTTTAACAAAAAGAGGAACAAAGAAAGAATATAAATATTTAAACTTCATTGAAGTTGAATATTTAATTGTTAATGAAAAGCATAAATTATTTAACGAATCTTTCAAAGAACAAGGCTTTTCCTTTTCATCTAATGAACCTAGACCAATCAGTTCATACGCTGACGAAATTAAAACATGGGACGAGGAAAAATTAGAAAAAACTAATTATAGAAATATCGTGGACCGACATTTAAGACGTTCCGTGATGCAAAAATGCGAAATTGTTCACGCAAGAGCTATTAAAAAAATATATCGATCTTTTCCAATCAACGTTGGAAAAAATTATTTCACTGATAGCGAAATAAAAATCAAAGGAAAAATAAACAATGAAAGTAGAAAAATATCATGAACGTAAATCCAAAAAGCAAAACATTTGATTTCGATTGTTTTGTCGCTGATTCAAGTTTTAACTTGTTTTTAAGTTCCGTAAGCAATCGATCAACCGTGGACTCATTTTTATTAATGGAAGATGAGGGCTTTATAAACTACGTCAATGAATTAGTAAAAAATAAATTTGAATTCAATGAAGTGGTCGAAAAAAGTGTCGAATGGGTGAACGAAAACTATTAAACATAATTCAAAG